GGAACTATTCCCACCCATAAGGCGAAGCACGCCGAGGTTAAAGATAATGAAGTTCCGACACTAATGGCTATAAGAGGATTAGCCACCCTCATAACAAAATGAGACACTCGAAAGGGCCGCGAGTATAAACAAAGATCCCCCTTTTATATTATGAAATACTATATCTCCCAAACTATTGTTGAACTTGTTGATGGTCGCCTGACCGGTCGAGAAGTAGTATTGACCCGCGCTGATGCCAAAGTAGATAAAGACTCTGCGAGGCTTCAAAATGTTAAACTGTTCAAATCAAAGCTGCAAGCTATGGGTATACCTAACCTGCATGTAAACAAATACGAGAAGAAGCGTTATAATAAACTTGTGAGAGAACAGAATAAACATAGAAAAGAAGTCAAACTAACAGTTGCCGATATTGCTGAGATGACTAAACAGGCGGTTGAAGCTGATTTATTGACTAAGGAACGTGATGATGTTTAGCATCGGAGAACTCATAAAAAGAAAAACTATTATCAACAGACCTAAAGGGTATTGTGTAGTTGTAGATAAGCAAGGAGATAACTACGTTTTATACAATAACTCTCTTAAATGTTTACAGACTGTTGCCTTAGCTGTTATAGATGGTCTGTATATTTCAGTAGTAGATGATGGTAGTTAGTTATTTGTTGGTCTATGTGGTTGTATGATTGTTAATGTTTTATATTGTGATATTGTTTGTGTATGATTTTTGTTGTAGTATTTAATATATATACCCTTGCTCGATGTTTGTCAAGGTGTGAGTTTCATGCGACAACAATACCTAACAATGTCCTGCACTTACGATGACGTGTATCATCAATGATTTCAACTACTTACGCGCTTTACATTCTTTTGACATTTGATCGCTTGATTTGTGCGTGAGAGTATAGTATAATAAGAGTATAGAAAAGAGAGGGATTCTATGTATACAACTGAAGATAAGATCGTCGATGGCCTGTGTGCCGCACTGTGGACCGCTATGTTTATTATGCTGATGGCCTACTAGTGACACTACATATAGTGTCTGCATGCGCGAGTAATAGCAAAATCCCTAGGGGAGTATAACGCATGCACACTACATGTAGGTTTATGCGCGAGACGAGAGTACATAAACGAATACAGTTTATTATTAACATAAGAACTGTTTAGCTTGGAGGATATTGTTTGCCGAGAGTAAAGAACATAATAAAAAGAGTAGGGGAAACCTGCACAATCGTCGTGTGCTATGCGCCAGTGATTGCATATGTATACAGTTATGTATTATTTGATAGTGTGATAGGTAGAACTGACAGTAATATGACAAAATGATTTGACTGTTTATTGACAAGGGCCACCCCCTACCCCCCTACCCCCCCACCGGAATCTATGTCTCTAGACTTGACATATCCCTCACATGCCGGCTAAGTACGTTTTCAATACGCCTAAAAATTTTCCAGATTATAGCACCTAGTTACTGAGTGGGATATTGGGAAAGAGTGAAGGACTTCTTCGAAAAGCCACCAGTAGGTCACGATCTTGAAGTGGGTTGCTTGGTTACATGTACATGCCATGGAGGCGTGGCGTTAGTGTTGGAGTTATACGACCAACCAGATGAAGAAGATTATCCAAATATGAACATGGCAAAAATATGGTGGGTAAAATTACCGCATTCAAATATAGATCGCGTGTGGATGCATACTATAGCGAGATTACACCGGTATCCAAGCGCACCTAAAAATAAAACAGATCCCAAAAATACCGCAAAATAAATTTTCAGATATTTACTTAGTGGGCAATGACAAGGATTATATAATAAGAATCCAAGAATTGGATGTAGGTGACTTAGTGACTTTTTGTGGGTACAACTATACACCAGACTTTCTAATTTATGATGAGGTTAGGGACGGTACATTGGGAATAGTAATAGAAAAGATCACATCTATTGGTACGTATATGGGGGGCAAACCGCTTAACAAGACTTATCGGGTATACTGGTTTAAAAGTGGAGAGCAAACAACGGAGTTGCGCGACTATTTGCGGTTGTATACTAGCGGAGACGTTTATAAATGAACGCGTTACGCGGCAAAATAAAACCTGTTAAGAATTCGAGAGTGAAATTGGGCGACGTTGTGACGTTCCTATCATACACACCTTTCGTAGAAGGTCGTACACCATGGGGCACAATTGTGGAGCAAGTGGATAGAGGTATCACAGGTACACATATGTTGTGTGCGATACAGTGGTTCAATACAGCGCCCGGGCATAGGGGCCATATATCGTACCATTATTCGAATGAACTCGTACAGCTTGAGGAAAAGTTATCATATGACGCTGCGTTGTCGCGTGTGACCGAACCTGACGGCAATAAGGCATAATTTCGCACGTTGTTGGTGCGTATTTTCGCATAGGCCGACGTTTTGTGTCCGCATTGCTAGATTATGCGGTCATATCTTGTTCTGCGATTGTGGACGATTTGTGAGCAATTGTCTGCGTTGTGTCTGGGGAAGAAAAATTTTACGGAAGAAACCGAACAATGTAGACTATTTAAAACTGGAAAAAATTTTGGTTTTAAAAACATGAAAATTACGAAGAAAAAATTGCGCGAATTAATCATCGAAGAACTCTCTGCTGATGATAAAGCGGAAATTAAAAAAATTGCTTCGAAAGAAGCCGAAACTTTGCTAAAAAGCAAAACAATGAAGGACTTAGTTGCGAAGGAAGTAGAAAAGTCATTAAATAGCACTGCTAGTAAAGAACAGATTGGTGATATAACCAAAAAGGTTCTCAAAAAGTTGTATAAAGATTTATCTCTGCAACACCCATATATAATTGACCGAATAAAGGTTTAAATGTTAGTTTTTTTATAAAGATGACTAAGTATCGTGAATTAAAATTATGTATCATTTCGCTCACATATTAATGATTGCTGCCCCTTTGATGGTGATGACTAATACCAATTACAAGGACATGAATGTATTTGTACCAAAAGCTGCAACAACGCAAAGTGAGCGATTAAAAGAATTTCTACCTAAAAGCGAATGTAATTTCAATGAGACTTCCGATATACTAACAAAAAAAATTAAATATTTTACTTACGATTGTCTTCAACCAAACAATAATTGGCTTCTTATTAATGTGACGGAAGCTAATTACATTGATGTACTACGCAAATAAATATTTCGCTGAAGATCTAAAAGTAGGTATGGCTTTTAAAGATGTGTTGAGTGGTGATGTTGGTATTCTGGTCAAACGCTACAACGTGATGGAGGGCTGGCCTGATTCAGGGCCTATATGGGCATGGGAGGTCTTATGGACTGGCCCAGCTACAGATCACACAAATAATAACCAGCCATACACAGAGATGGGTATTCTTGGTATGATTAATGCCGGGCGCTTGGAGATGTGCGATGATTAACAACGATTTTGAATTGGAAAGGTTGCGCTCTCATGCAGATAATATTATATTGAATGTTGGTGACATAATTATCGATCATGTTTCGGATATGAGAGGTATTTTAGTAAATCGTATACATCATATTGATATTGAAGAAGATGATGTATATTTATGGGAAGTTAAACTTTTTAATAGACCTCAGAAATCTCACAATCCTATTATGGAAGAAGATGGTTTAAAATTTTCAATCGCCATAGGCACAGTGGAGTGGCATTCAGTTGAGCAATCAGAAAATAAATGAAACCGGTTGGTGGACAACATATGCAGCCGGCGATTTGGTTGTAGTTAACAACAAACATTTAGGTATTGTTTTGGATAAAGCATACACAAAACAAGAGACACTATTTCCATTTGTGAAAGTTTATTTATTGGAAGATAATGACACGTATGACTACGGAGTCAATTCTTTAGAAATAGTTTCGAAAGCAAGCTCTTAGTTTCTATATACTATAATGAAGTTGTCAAGAAAACTAATGGAGCAGATTAGTGTTGGTGCGATATACGTCAATATTTGTTTGTTTTTTTTTGGCACACATATTGAATCAATCGAGTTGCAACTCTTAAGTTTGACAAATATATCTTTGTTTCTTTTATATTTTATAATTCAAAATAAAAACCAATCAAGTTAGTTCTGCTATTTAGTGAGTAAAGCAATTACATTATAAGGGGCAAAAAATGAAAAACTTATTATTATTTATTAGTATTTTGTTTGGGTCTGCGACACCAGCACCAAACACTAATACAGCAACAGAGCCAACATCTACAATTGTAGAATCTGTAAATTCATCGTTTTCTAGAGTTGAATTAAATGTTAGGGAGGCCGCTGTTAAAGTTTTGGCCAACGGAGGACATGGCTCAGGATCATATTTGGTGCATAAAGGGTTTCATTTTGTGCTGACGGCTCAACATGTAGCCGATGGTCCTCTAGGTAAAAGTTACGTTATTTCAAAAAATGAGGAAATAAGATCAGCAACGTTGGTATATTCTAGTCCCGCCGATGACATAGCAGTATTAATGATCAGTAAACCATTTAGATATATTGAACCAATAAAATATAAACCAGTTAAATCAACGGCCCAAGTTGGCGATGAAATTGCTTATTCTGGATTCCCTTCATCTCATAAACTTATGAGTATACGTGGTCGAGTTGCTGGCTATGAAAATAAAATAGGGTCTGGAAAACAAATTATTCTTCACACGTATGGGTGGTTTGGCTGTTCTGGTTCAGTAATTTATAACAAAAAAGGTGAAGTAGTTGGTGTGCTTTGGGGCGTAGATGTAGAATATTATCCATCAATGGCAATTATAGAAGATATGATTTGGGTTGTACCAATTGAAAAACTTGATATTCAAAAAACAATTAATAGAATTTGTAAATACAACAAGCTAAAATTCTGCTAAAATATAACTACTTATACAAAACACTAGGATTACAGCATGTCAGATTTAAAATCAATTCTTCAAGAAGAATATAATAAGGTTGCTTCAACAATTAAAGGCAAAGATCTTTTGCAAATGGTTGAAGAAGTCATGGAACTTCCCATTTCAAAGTACCTTGTACCTGAACTTGTACAGGAAAGAAAAACTCAAGATTTAACATTCAAGCTTTCCATGATTCCTGAGATTGAAGTTTCTGAGCTAGGTTGGTCTGATGTTCGAACGCCTGAAGGCGGAGGTGAACCAGTCAAGGGACGCGATCGCCAGTTACTTGAAAGTTACTTAGAAAACATCCTTGGCGGTGAAGTTGCGCGCGGGTTAGATTCACTACCACAACAGCTTGACAAGCTCTCTAGTTTTTATAATAATCCTGAACAATATTTAGAGTCAGCTGAAACACGTCCTGAAAAAATTCAACAAGCTGTATCTATGCTTGTTTTTTACAAAACTCTTACTAAGATTATTGCTAATTTTAATGCATCATCCGCAGGTTTTAGTTTTGAGTCTTTTTTGGCAACTTTACTTGATGGGGTTCAAGTGCCGGCAAACACTGGTACAATTGCTGACTTTTACGCCGGCGGTACAGACGGAGAGCCTATCAGCCTCAAACTTTATAATGAAAAGAGCGTCGAGGTCGGTGGTAGTTTTGTCGATCTTGTTGGCGATCTTTTAAATGACTCCAAAGATAATCGTATGACTTATCTTGTTGTTATGAAAAATCTTAAAGGTGAAGCTGAAAATTTAACTGGTAATTTAACTTTTTATCAATTTGATTTTACTCTCGACAATGTTATGGATATCATTGGCGACTCAAAGCCTGCCTCAGCAGCAACAATTATTTTGCCTCTAGAGGGTAATGAAATTTCTGACGTTGAGGCTCCAGAGCGCATCAGAATTACTAGTGATATGGTGCAAGAGCTTTTTGTTCAAAATCTTAATGATATTGTTAAGAATGAACAAGCAGTCGAAGCAATTATTAGCAGTCCATATTTTCAGTATGGTACAGATGAAATGCTTTCTATTGCTAGTAGTTCTACACCTGTCCGTCGTTATGCAGACAAAAGAAAAGCTAGTAACCGTGAAAATATGGAACAAGTTTTGAGAGGTATGCCCGCTTTTGAAAATGAAGAGAATGTTGATCAAATTGTTTTAGCTATTTATGGTGCCCTTGACAAAGCCGCAGTCCAAGTCAAGGAGTTGCGCGCCGGCCGAAAAGAAAAAATTGCACAAATTCTACCATCTTTATCAACCTATCGAGTTACTAAAGGCAGTAAGGGCGAAAAAAGAGCGTCAGAAGCTGAGAACATCAATGTAGCAGCTGAAAAAAGTATCGAATACTATGACAATCTTAAAGGTAATAGGGATGCACAGAAAAAAGCATTGCTAAAAACTAATGGATATTTAAATGAAATGCAATTTTCATTAAACAAAGCCGAAGTTATGAAACTTGCTGAACCCATGGCCTCTCTTGAAGTGGGAGCAGAAGCAATTCAAAAAATGTTAAGTCAAACGACATCGCTTTTAAATTCAGAAGTTTTTGCTATTTTTGATTCTCTTCGAAACTTATCAGATAATCTCAATGGTTTCTTTGCTAGTGGTCTCGGTGACACGGAAAAAGCTACCGAAGCAATTGGTAATGCTCAAGATATTGAAACGAAAACAGAAAAAGTTAAGTCTGACTCATAATTCTAACTGACAAACGTACTATTTAAGTCTGTAGTTGAGGAATTTTATATCTTATGGATGATTTGTACGGTGAAATCGAAGAAGAAATCGATGAGTTAGACGAAAAAAAGAAACGCAAGAAAAAGAAAAAGAAGTCTGGTAAGAAGGATGCGTGTTACCACAAAGTCAAGTCACGATACAAAGTGTGGCCAAGTGCGTATGCATCTGGTGCTCTTGTTAAATGTCGCAAAGTTGGCGCCAAAAATTGGGGTAATTCAAAAAAAGAAAACCTTAGAATTATGGTTGAAGACGAATTGACCCAAGTTTTGGAAGAAAAAAAAAATTTAGATGAAGACTTACGTAAATGGTTTGGTCGTAAAGGTGCACCCGGTAAGAAAAAAGGCTGGGTAGACTGTAATACATGTCGAAAAGACAAAAAAACAGGTCGCAAAAAGTGTGGCGCATGCGGAAGATCTAGTGGTGAGAAGCGTTCAAAATATCCATCATGTCGTCCAACCCCTTCGGCATGCGGCAAAAGAGGTAAATGGGGCAAAAAATCTAAAAAAGGAAAGAAGGGATGAACCAAGATTACATTGAAAAGTTAATACAAGAAGAATTAGAGGCATATTTAGAAGAATCTCATTATTATGGTCTTTACGAAGAAGAAGAATTAACTGAAAAAAAGAAAAAGAAAGCATGTAAACCCTCCAAAGGTAAAAAATTTGCTAGAAGAGTGAAAGGTAAGTGTGTATCATACGGACAAGCTGGAAAAGCCAAGGGTGGCGGTGCAAGAATTAAGCCCGGTACTGGAAAAGGTAATGCATATTGCGCAAGATCATATGGAGACATGAAATCTCACGGAAAAGATTGCTCTGGTAAAGATAGAGGAACACCTTTATGTCTTTCGCGTCAAAAATGGAAGTGTTCAGGTAAATATTCTCGTAAAGGTAAGTAAAAAATGCTAAATGACGACCAAATTTTGGCAAAAACAGCAAATTTACTTAATACTTTACAAGAAAAGTGTTGGGATGGTTACAGACAGGCTGGTTTGAAGAAAAAAGGCGACCGAATGGTGCCTAATTGTGTCCCTGTCAATGAGAAAGTACTCCGAGAAGTCACCGAAGACGAGATGCGAGTGCTTGAGGACGTGTTAGATGACCTAAATCCAGCAAATTTGCCCTTAAATGACCTTTTTAGCAACAAAATGCGTGTTGTTATACCTTTTCCAACCTTAGACACCAACTCAGAGCTTGGTAAGTTCTCAGAATTCTTCAGATCTCAAGAGTATGATGTAGATTGGGAGAAAGGGATGGTATATGCCGAGCGAGATATGCGCTCAGTCGATGATTTACTTGATACTTTAATTGGTATGCAGGGTGGACAGCCCGAAAAAAAGAAAATTAAGAAAATTCAGATGAAAATCGGCAAACTTTTCTCTAAATTAGCTGATTTAAGCCGAAGAAAAGACGAAATATACCAAAAAGTCTACAAATATATGGCGAATATCAACTATAAGTTAGCAGATGGCGAACCAGTTAGGACACGAACCCGAGTTACCGGAAAAATGCTAAAAGCAGCGCTCGATGAGAAAGAATATGAGAATTTTCAGAGAATTAATACTCAAATTAACTTATATGTCGTAAATCCGGGTGTCGCAGGTCCAGCCGGCTATGATTTAACCGATTTAGCCACTGAATACGGCGAATATTGGAAAAAGAACGCCGGATACATCAAAAAAGAGATAAATAACATCGATAATGACAAATATTCTATTATTATTACTCGACATCCGATAGATGTGCTCAGAATGAGTGATTTTGATACAATTACCTCTTGTCATTCTCCAGCTAGCCGCCAAAATGCCTATCAATCCTACTATAAATGCGCTGTAGCCGAGGCTCAGGGCCACGGAGCGGTAGCATACGTGGTTGAGACAGAAGACCTTCTGAGCGCCACTAACACCGGCAATATAGACAGCGCAGAGCAAGAAATCCAAGAAGGTGAGATATTTGCTGACGATAAACGTCCATTTACCGGTGATATTGAGCCAATTTCTCGCACACGTATCCGTCATGTTAGATATTACGAAGGTGACGAGCCTCCGAAGCGCTGGGATGATGGACAAGACGTTGGAATGCCCGAAAAGCGCGTCTATGGTATAGATATTCCCGGTTTAACTAATAGAGTTACTGATTGGGCGAGATCAAACCAAGAAGAAGTCATAGCAAACATGCCAAAAAATGATAATGGTATTATTGATCTTAATAAATTTATGATTTTTGGTGGCTCTTACGAAGATACTGCAAATGCTGCTGGTCGTGAAAGATTAATGAGACAGTTATTAGGTGCACAAGCTCTTGTTAGCGGCAATATGAAACAAAACACAGACACTGAAGATGATCTGGATGCTGATTTAGTTGGCGACATTATCGCACAATATGAAGGGCAGTGCGAAGAAATAATGAATGAGTACAATAATAGAATGGCTCAAACATATTCTGATTATGAAGTTGGAGATGATGGCGGTGAGGGTGCTTATATTAGACCTTTCGCGGCATTTATTGCGAAGTGGCCGGTTGATGAGTGGAAAAGACTGCCCGGTAATCAAGAAGAGGTTGTGTGGAACTCTGTTGATGAAATAATTGCGATATATGGTGATATATTTGAAGACTCTAACAACTATACGCCTGTTATTCGTCGTGTTCGCGAAGAAATACATTTAACCATGAAGGTTAATTTTGAACACCCTGACATTTATGGTAACGGCTATATGGCAATGCCAGAAGAATACAGAGAAGCGCTTGAAAACATTGATGCTATAATCGACGACAGAAGAGATCAGTTTGAGGCTGTGCTTACCGACTACTTCAAGCGTGAAGGACAAATGGAAGGTGGCGAGTTTATGAATCTTGCCATAGGAATCGAAGACGGAGTGCTCTCATCTTACGAGTGGGATCTCGAAACTGACGGACAATACTCCGAGTCGTACGAGTGTACTGCGCGCTATACACACTACTATGATCCAGAAGATTTAGGATTGGGAATTGAGGTACTAAAACAGATTGTTGATTCTCGCGACTTTAGAATTGAGCTGAGAAAACAACTACTTGAAGCGCCAAGAAAAGAGCAGAATACACAATATTACTTAAATATGGATGCCGTCACAGTTGAAAAGGGTGGCGAGATAGCATTTACTGCCATATTCTCAATTAATGCTGACGCGCCTGACATTATGACTGGATTATTCGTAGAACTTGTAGAGGGCGAGATGGACGACGAAGACAACCTTAATGTGGTATTCAACAGAGTGTTGGCCCAATTTGTTAATTCTCGCAAGCCTGCGTTTATGCAAACTAATGAATCGATTGTATCAACTTGGAAGGACTATTTAAGATCATGAATGTAACTGGTGAACAATTAAGAGAAATAATTCTAGATGAATTAGAAAATTATTTGGACGAACAATTTCTTGTTGAAAAATGTTGGCCCGGATATGAAAAAAAGGGCATGAAAACAATGTTTGGAAAACGATATCCAAATTGTGTTAAAAAGTCTAAGAAAAAGAAAAATGAAGAAATTGAACTAGATGAAGCAGACCCAAAAAAAGGCACTGGTAAAAAACCTAAAGGTTCTGGACGTAGATTATACACTGATGAAGATCCAAGCGATACAGTGTCAGTTAAATTCTCAACAGTGCAGGATATCAAGGATACACTGTCTAAGGCTTCATTCAAGTCTAAATCCCATAAACGACAGTCGCAAATTATAAATTTAATACACCAGCGTGCTCGCGCTGCATATCAAAATGCCAAAGATCCAGAAGTTAAAGCACGACTTAAAAAATCGTATGAATATGCTAAAAAAAGAAAAGAAGCATCAAAAGAAAAAACTAAAAGGATGAATAAAGATAAATGAGCAAATACATGCAAGACCCAGATTTTCTTTTTAGTGTTTTAGCTATGCTTGTAAAGAAAAACAATGGTAAAATTACAATAACTGAAAAAGAGATGAAAGATATTTCAAAAGGTGATTTGATTGGTATGTATTATGAGCCTGAGACAGGTGATTTAATTTTAAAACAAGTTGATAAAGATGATATGCTAAAAGCAACTAGCATGGTTAGAGATGATATAGATAAGGTATATGATAATTAAATGTTTGGTGAAAGTTTGATAGTTTTGTTTGCTTGTATTAGTTTAGTTGCCTTTGTGACTACTAAAAATCAAACAAATGAATTAAACAAAGAAGATACAGCACAGCACCAAATAGAGGAAAGTAAAAATGAAACTTATATTAGAAAAATGGAATGATTATTTAACTGAAGATCAAAGACTGTCTTGTCCACGAGCAACGCAAGACTTGGCCTTAAATACAGAAAATAGAGATGCCACTATAAAAAAATATAATTATGGACCTCTTAATGTTGACGAGCCCGGTGATTATTGGAAAAAAATTGCTGCTTATTGGAAAACAACCGAGGAAGCAGCTAGAAAATCACTGTGTGGCAACTGTGTAGCTTTTGATATTTCTCCAAGAATGAAAGATTGTATGCCGGGCGACACTTTTGATGAAGATGGCGAGCTTGGATATTGTTGGATGCATCACTTTAAGTGCCATAGTGCAAGGGCATGCCATACTTGGGCAAAAGGCGGACCTATAGCAAAAGATTCTGAGTCTGAACAATGGCAAGAAAAAAATGAAACTAATACTTGAAAATTGGCGAAAGTATCTAGCTGAAGCTGAAGAACCTATTACTACACTTCGTATTTTTGATTTTGATGAGACAATAGCTCACACAAGGTCAGAAACACGTGTTACAGCGCCTGATGGTTCTACCGCGTCACTTGGCAATCAAAAAGAATTTGAAGATTACATGAAGGCCGCAGCGTCTAAAGAGGGAATAGAAACATTTGATCCTGTACGAGATTTGCAAGATGCTGGGTATGATATAGATTTATCAGATTTTTCTATTGTCAAAAATCCAGATGAAATAACAGTTGTAACTGATATTATGAGAAACTTTACAGACGATTCTAAAACATATGTCATGACTGCTAGAAGAGGTAATTCAATAGGACCCATAATTGACTATCTAGACGAAATTGGAGTTGATGCTGGTCGAGTGCGAGTGATTGCTACTCAAGGCGAATCTAAGGGTGACGTTATGGCTAAAATGATTACAAATAAAATTATGCCTGATGGAAAATCAAACATTAACCGAATTGAATATTTTGAGGATTCGCAAAAAAATATTGACGATGTATTAGCAAAAATTTGTGATAATCCAAAAATAAACGATGTCAAACCAGATAGTTTTAAGCTTATTATCTACAAAGTAGTTAAAATTAACGATGGCTACAAATTAGATAAGATTACATGTTAATATAAAACTACTTAAATTCGGAGGACGTAATTATGTCTAATGATAATTCAGGATGGGAAACCTATTCAAATTTAGTATTGCAACAGCTAGAGGCGATGGCTAGCGGGATTGATGCTTTAAGAGCGGAATTACAGGATGTTAAATACCAATTAACTGAATTAAAAGCAAAAGAAGATAAGGTACAAGATTTGAAAGTGTGGAAAGAAAAAATAGATGATGTTGCATCACCTCCACAATTAAAAACTGCTTTAAGAGATATTGAAAATTTAAAAAATTTCAAAACTAAGGCTGTAACTATTTTTATGGTTGCCCAAGCCTTTACAGGTTTTATTTTAGCGTACGCTCATTTATTTTAGTTGCAAATATTTAATAATAATGTTATGTTTAATTTATGAAATATGACGACGCTAAGCTAGGTCACTTAGTAAGATTAAAATTTTCAAATAATTTTAAAACTATAAAATTGGGGATCATCACCGATTTAAAAAAAGATAGTTTTATGGTAAAATGGGTATGGTATAATAAACTATTTTTCATGGAGAATGAACATCATGTGTTCAATGAACTAAATCACAAGTACTTACTTACAGAGACATGTTACGACAAAAAAGAGTGTTTAGACTGTCTTGAGTTAGTAAGCGGTGGTTTTTAGTATGGCTTGGGAAAATCTAGACGAGGAAAGATTAAAACAAATTATCAGACAAATATCAGGCAAAACACCTAAATCCACTGATAAGCTAGTAAGACCATCAAAACTCATGTGTAAGGGTGAAAAATGGTATTATGTGCCATCAAAAAGAGAACATAAACGATTTGTTTGTGGTATTAAGGTGTATGTTGTTGATTATGATTTTGATGAAAAAGATAGAGTTTTAGTATATGATGGAAATTGTTTATTTGCTGTTCCTTATGATGAATTAGAGGAATTAGGTTTTAATTAATGTTTTTTACTTTTAGTTATTTTTGGAAATTTTTGCTTTTATTGGTATCTTCTTGGGTGTTTTATGGCTTTTTTGGTTATGAAATAACAATGATTACCCTGTTAGCTTCATTAGTTGGTATGAAATTTAAACCAACTAACCACTTAATATAAGTTAAATTTTAGTTCAGCTTTATATTTATAAGTTGTTATAATGGAACAGAAAAAAGAATTTGGTTCATCCAACGCAGAAATACTGCATGTTGGTGATATTGTTGCTTGGTCAAAATGGTCAGAAGAGATTAATGACTGGGTTGAATATATGGGTGTATTGGTGTCAATACAGAACGAAATAAGAAGAAACAGATTTGTTTCAATATCCACAGTAGTTCCTTTAGATGATAACACTAAAGAATTAACATTTTTTACTTTTACATTAAGATTGGTGTCTCAAACTTCAAAAGAAAATAAAACTTGATTATTTGACCAACTATTTAGAGTTTAGGAGAGCCATTATGGAAGACGTGCTCAAAGATTTAATTAAACAATTTATGCCTTTTGCTCAAAAGCATATTGGTTTTAAAAAACCACCAAGATTGTTTTTGAAAAAAGACCATGCTAATGCTGAAAACCCACTAGGTAAAACAGCTTATTACGAGCCCGGTAATATGTCGATCACACTCTATGTTACCGGTCGACACCCAAAAGATATTTTACGTTCATTGGGGCATGAGTTGGTGCATCATAAGCAAAATTGCGATGGTAAATTTAAACATTCGGGTGATACTGGTCCCGGCTACGCTCAGAAAGATCCACATTTAAGAAAAATGGAACAAGAGGCGAATCGAGATGGTAGCATGTGTTTAAGAGACTTCGAAGATAGTTTAAAGAAAAATGATACTATTTACTACGAACATCTACAAAAAGGAGATAAGAAGATGTCATTAAAAGATTGGAAAGAAAAAGAAATTGGAACCCTGCTTTCTGAAGCATGGGGCTTTAAATTTAACACGTTAGAGGAATTCGATGAATTTAACGGCAAGGGTGAGCTGCAAGCAGAAAGCGAAGAAGAGCTTGAAGAAGCCGCGCACGAAGACAAAGATGATGAGAAGAAAATGGAAGAAGCTGCTCATGAAGACAAAGACGACGATAAAAAAATCGATGAAGCTGAAGATGCAGAAGAGCTTGATGAAGCGCACTGTGCCGGCAACAGAGATGATGATAAAGACGACGTTAATGAAGAAGTAGACGCTGAAGAATTAGAAGAAGGCGAAGACAAGGATGAAGAGTTGGACGAAAGAAGAGCCCGCGGCCGTAAAACTGCTGCAAGCGCTCAAGGTCGTCATGACGATGAAAGAGCACGATTGCCTGAAGCTAAAATCAGAGAGATTCTCAAGAAAGCAATTCAAATTGTGCAAGAAAACAACAAAGCAGCCAAAAAGGATTAGTGCTGTGACTGGTAAATATAAAAGTTAGACATAATATTGAACTTAAAAAAATTCAAAATAAGTTTGTCTATAAACTTTTAGTATTATCCAGAAACGAGGAACAAGATATGTCGTATGAATCTGAATGGAGAAATTTTTTAAACGAAGATATTAATGAAAAAAACATCTTCACTTATATTCAAGGTCTCCAAGAGTTAATATCTAAGTTTAAACCTAGAACCATGACGGAACAGCGACGTCTTGCCCTCACTAAGCAACATCTTCGTGAAGTTAAACGTTACGCTAGAAAAATGCAAAACGAAATGACTGTGCTTCAAGAAAAGGTAAGTATTTTAGAAGAATCAATGGGTGATGAATAATGGGTGGTGCTGCCGGCCACATGAATCATCCTTTTGATTTGAACTCTGTTGATACAGGGAACGATCTACTTGATTTTTTTGAAAAAGCAAAGAAGTTTGTAGAAAAAAAGGATGCAGGTGCCGTTAAAATTGATGGTGTCAATGTTTCATTTAAAGTTGTAGAAGCAGATGGTGTGCACCAGTTTGCTGTTGATCGTGGTTCAATGAAAGAAATAGACATTGGCGGCATCACCATGGGTCGCGTAGATCAAAGATTTCCAGAAGGTCATGGAATGCGGCCGGCTATTAAAACATTGTTGATGATTTTAAATAAATCGCTAAGAAATATTAAAGGTGAATTAGAAGAATTGGGAATGTGGGATAATCCTTCACTGTTCTTGAATACTGAATATGTAGCCGGCACAACTAATGTAACAAAATATGATGAAAACTTTTTAGCAATTCATGGATTAAATCAGTTCTATGAACGAACAGCTAAATCTGGTGCTAGCAAAGGCAACATGAGACCCGGCGCCTCTCGACCAGAGGGAATAAAAGCCCCATCAACAGAGGTTCCATACGATCCTAAAGTTATGGCTAAATTAATAAAAAAACTAAATGTTGTGGCAGAAGACTATGGATTTCAAGTATACGGCTCAGTTCCGACACAACGATTAGAAGATTCAGATATTGATTTTTCGTCAACATTGTCTCAACCATTTACTGTTCAAATATCAGATGATCGTGAAATTACAAAACCTTTAAAAGACTGGCTGTCAGAAGCTTCTAATCCACGTTACAAGACCGTTAAACTCAAGAATGGCAAGAAGACCCACCCATTACACAAAGAGCTGTACAAAGCAATTCTCAACGGTTCTCCAGCCATTGTTGATCTCATTGAAGACGCCGATGCTGAGGCTGCGATCTATGGTGCTGTTTTTATGCATGCAACAAGAATGTTAGGAAATGATATTTTACGTGGTCTCACAAGTCCTATGGGCGATGTTATGAACCATGAAGGTGTTGTGCTGCGAGATGAAAAAATGTTCGGCCCTAATCCTGTAAAAATTACCGGTGAATTTATCCTTGGCGGCATGGGATCAGCATTTCAAGATGATACTTCATTAAACGAAGATGAGGAAGATTTTGTAGGATATAAGTTAAAACCTGTTAAAGAAATTGAAGACGAGGACGATGATCCTGTTGTAGATCAAGAGTACAGTGGCCAAACTGTAGCCATCGTTCCCGGCGCTTTTAAACTGCCCCATATGGGTCATCTTAAGATGGTTCAACAGTATGCTGATAGACCTGATGTTGATAAAGTTATAGTGCTAATATCCTCACCGCTTAGAAATCAAAGAACTTTAAAAGATGGTACGGTTGTTACTGCTGAACATTCTGCAGAAGTTTGGAACTTGTTACTCGACACTATTGATTCGTCAAAAATTGATTTAAGAATTTCAAAACAACCTTCTTCTGTATCTGCTACTTTTGATATTATTGGTCCTAATGGACCCTTAAGTGAAGGTGACAGAATTATATTAGGAGCAAGTGATAAGCCAGATGACTCTGGTATACCCGATTGGCATCGTTGGCTATCAGTAAAACCTAAAGATGTGAAGCCCGGGGTTCAAGTATTAGATTTAGAATCCAACGCTGTTAAGGCTTTCGATCGTCAAGGAGGCACACCATTCAAAGGTAGAGACATGCGTGATTTAATCTCAGATGCTGCTACTGATGTAAATGCGATAGATGAATTGGAAGAATTTGTTGGTGAGGATAATGTGTTCGAATTACTTGCTATATTTGGAATGGGTCCTCGACAAAATGAGGTAAATGAAGCAACGTCAATGAGCAGTGGAGCTGTCCAAGGTGCACCAGCTGCAAAGCCAAACTGGCCCGGGCTCGATGTAGAAGAAGAAAATGCTGAACAAGAAAGACAAAGCAGACTAAAAACAAATAAAACAGAAAATGTAGATTTAAGTTTGATAGATGAAGTTATGAAACTAATTATTGAAAAAGGCATATCACAATGAATGAAGAAACTCTCAGAAACAGTATAAGACAGGCAATCAGAATTGTCAAGAAAAATAGATCGCTTGCTGAGCAGAAAATAAAATCAGAAGAATCTAGACTGCGAGAAGTAATTCGCAAGCTTATTGATATTGAAGGTAAATTAGTTTCTGAAGCTAGTACACCCGACAATGATCCGGCGCCTCATGGTAATACTGGAATTAACGTTTTAGAAGATTTATTAAAGAAAATTGTACCAATTTTGGAAACAGATTATAAGCTTTTGACTACAAGTTTAGAACAGAGAGAGTCCTTTAGATCTCACATTGTAAACGCTGTGGTGGGTGCTTTGACTCCTGTAGAAGCAAATAATGATGCAGAAGAAGATGGTGGTGGAGTTGAAACTGCAGGACTAGATGAAGAAATTGACATCGATGTTGTTGACGACGAATCTAAATTTATTGATATTAATCCAGAATCACCACCTGAAGACGAGGAAGAATCTGACCCACGAGATGATTTTGGTATCGAGGGAGCTGATGTTACAGGTCGCAATATGGCATATGCTAGTTTCAAAAAAATTGAAAGCTCGATTGTTGATGCTTATGACCTACTTTCAAATTCTGAAGACCAAGAATTATTTTATGAATATTTGATTGCAAACTTAAAATTATATTTTGATAAGTTTGAAAGCGAATTAGAAGTATCAGGTGAAGAGCCTACAAATCAAGCATATGATACTGCTAAAAAATCACAACCTGATGGTAATGACAGTGCTGGTGGTGATGATGAAATTGATTTTAATTTATAATGAAATCTAAAACTAAACATAAAAGTGTTTTAAATAAATTAAGAGATAATAATCTTGTTAGTGATGATCTGTTAGTATTAATTAATATTATGTCATTAGAAGATATTATAGCACTAAAATTAGAACTGTCAAGTAAAATTGTAAAAAATAGATTTTATGGTTTTGACATTTGGAGAAATTCAAAATACATTGTGCAAGAAGCAATATTAAAATTTGCAATTTCTGCCACAGAGTCTAAAAAAGATGCTGCTAGATTTCTAGGTTTAAATTACCACACATTTTTAAAACTTACAAAAAAATATGAAATTCAGAAATATTTTGATAAACTGAGCTTTTAAGTCAAAAAACCCTAGTTATTTTAGGGGTATAAATATGAAAAATATATTTTTTTTAGTTGCAATGTTATTTGGATGCGCTGCGGATTTAAAAACCAGCGACAATCTAGGAGACCCACCTGAACCTGAAGAAATTTTAGAACCAGTTGGTATTATGGCTGATGATAATTGTCAACACGTGCAAGTCGGAGACACACCTTGTAACTTCAGACTTTTAGATCAAGCTGGGAATGTTTGGGATTTATACAGTCATAAAGGAAAAGTAATTGTTTTAGATTTATCAGCGATGTGGTGTGGGCCTTGCCAAGCCGGCGGAGCTGTGGCACAAAAATTACAAGATGATTACGAAGAACAAGGTTTTGTTTTGGTTACAGTTTTGCTTGATGGATACTATTCAGGTATAGAGCCAACAGAAGAAGAATTACAAGAGTGGGTTACGTCTCATAGTATAACAAGCTCGCCTGTTTTATTTGGCTCTAGAGAGAAAATGCTTGACAATAGTGGTATTAATGGTTATTCTATATCTGGGTTTCCGAGTTATTTCTATATTGATAGAGAAATGATTCTATACCATGGCCATTCAGGTTTTTCGGAAGATTATTCAAGACAAATAATAGAACAATTGTTATAATGTGGAAAGTATACAAATATAATGGGCACTACATACAGGGTGATTTAATTAGTAAACACACTACTGAAAGTGCTGCCATAAAAAAAGCTAAGAAAGTAATCAATTTTTGTTTTTCTGAAAAAGTTAAAAGAAACAATGAAACATTGATTTGGCTTGATGATAAGAACTATATACCTTTAGGCGTAATCGTCAAAAAACAAAGGGGGAACAAAAATGACTAACTGTGAATGCTGCGGTTGTGTACCGGCAGAATGTGAATGCACATGCTGCGAACATTAAATGGGGGTGATCAGGCTTCGACGTGGTTTTGAAGTTATTGAGTGCAAGCAGGTTAGATACGACCTTAACAGTTCAAATAATTTAGTTGCAAATAACAACTTACACTTCGAACAGCGCTTAGCCGCTTAGTAGGGAGGCAGATTAGGGCCTTCTATTCAATCTAATCAAAACAACAGATAAGTTGTTAAAATCAAAAAACTCAGCGCAACAGGGAAGTAAGCGTTGTTTTATAACTTCCTAACTTGTCAGTAAGTGACATTAACTGGCTAAGCTTGTGAATGACTTAATTTTGGATTTATTGCGGACGCGGGTTCGATTCCCGCCGCCTCCACCATAAAAAGTGTGTTTTTCGATTAACACCATATTTAATATGCCCCCTTTTGGGGGTTTATTTATAGGGACAAAAATGTTTAATTGGTTTAAAAAAGAAAAAAAGGTTGAAGTTAAAGATTCAAATAATTTAGATATTGAAGATCAAATAGAAGAAGCTTTGTGGGATGTTAAGGAGCAGTTTGATTTGGAAACCGAAGAAGTTCATAGAACTGTATTAGATAAAAGACAAAAACTTGACTACATGAGAAAAACATTAAAGCGTGAAATCTAATTAGTTAGTGCACGAAGATGATAAATATTACACAAAGTTTGATATTGGCGACATTGTAATGGAAGACATATCAGTTGTTTATAATGGTGAAGAGCCATTAATGGGCTTAGTGTTAGATGTAAAAAGACATGTGTATTTTCTTGGTGAAGATGATTACGAAATTTATCAAGATCAACTAGCAGTTTGGTGGTTCCAAACAAAACGTATAGAATATCTCCCATCAGATTTTGTTAATTTATTTTCACGATGAACATTTTTGATGATATAATTAAATTAGGAGTTTATTTCGTTATATGATTGTAAAAGTTGCTTTTTATAAGGGTAAAGGCGATTGGAAAAATAAAATTATCAGATGGTGGACTAAAAGTCAGTACAGCCACGCTGAGTTAGTTTTACCTAATGATATAACGTGGATTAGTATCTCACCACTTCTTAGTGGAAAAGTCTCAGCACGCTCAATTTACGAAGTAAAAAATTTACAAGATTGGGATTTTTTAAGTTTTGAATTAAGTTGGAGACAGCCAGTACGTGATTATCAGCTTAAGCAGCTACATAGTTTTATAAAGGAGACTAACGGAGCAAAATATGATTGGACTGGGATGATATTGTCACAAATATTTCCATACTTGATTAAACATAGAGATAAGTGGTATTGCTCTGAATGGATAGCACATGCTCTTGTTAAAGCTAGAATTGTAATGTGGGATGATTTACATATTTATAGAACACCAAATTTATCACCCGGCAAATTGTATGAAGTTTTAAAAAGTTATAAACCAAATTACAAATGAAATTCAAAGTAGATGAGTGGGTGAACTACTGTGTAATGCCTGATGTTGAATATTTTAAAAATGACTTGCAACCTGCGCTAATATTGGCCGTTTTAAAAAATGATTTATTTTATGATTACAAAATTTATATTGAGAAAACCGGCAAAATAAAAAAAGTTAGAGAACAACAACTTTTTTCAATGCCACAACCTACGTAGTTATAGGGATGGCACGAATATGCTTAAAAAGTTTTTACTTTTAGTGGCTGGTTTTGGCGTTAGTTGTACACAAGATTACTCTGTTATAAATTCCAAAGAGCCTGAAACAATTGTTATAACCGAAACTGTTACAGAAACAGAAACTATAGAAGTAGAAATTGAGGTACCAGTTTACATAGAAGTTGAAGTGCCTGTAAACGAAGGTGAAATTTGGATTGATTCATTTACTCAGCATATGTCAATTGATGGTATTGATATTTTGTGGGTCGTTGATCGATCTGGTTCTATGACGAGATTTAATGCAGAGTTGTTGGCAGGTGTTGAGGCTATGTTGTTGGCTTTGCCAGTTTCAGACTGGAGACTTGTGATGATTAGCGCTGATCCAGATAGAGCTGTAACAAGCAATGAATTTCCTCTAGTACCCGGTGATGATATAGATGATGCAGCTGCCATGCTGGCAACATTGACAACAGCCCCATATGAAGAAGGTTTTAATTCTGTATACCAATATATGAATAGCAATCCTTATTCTACTACGTGGATGCGTCCGGATGCTGGTTTATTAGTAGTATTTGTATCCGATGAAGAAGAACAAAGTGATGTTGAATACCCTACAGTACCAGATTTTATGAGTTGGTATCAATCTTTGAGAATGGGTTCAGTTTTCATGGCTAGTGTTGTTAACCAAGATCCTTCTACTACTTTGTGTAGCATGCCTCCAAGTATGATTGATGTTGGCGAAAGATATATGGAAGCAACTGGGATGCTTGGTGGCGTTGTGGTTGATATATGTGATACAGACTGGTCGCCCGGAGTAACTGATGCAACACATTCAATTGAGCCAATTGAATCTGTAAAATTAACACACAAACCAGAAATTGACACTGTAAGAGTTTTTATAAATGGTTCTTTAAATCATGACTGGTATTATGTTGAATCAGAAAATACAGTATATTTTACTGTTTTGCCAACCGCTGGCCAGCTTGTAGAAATTGGGTATTTATACGTTAATGAAGATACTGGTGATTCTGGATAAAAACTTTTAATTTTGAATAAAATTGTGATATAGTTAGGAACAAATATAGGATTGAAAATGGTTATACACAAAAAAATGTTTGATGAACCTTCAAACAAGCCAACAATTATGGTTTCAGGTGGTTTTGACCCAGTTCATGCTGGTCATATTAGAATGATAAGGGCTGCAGCTAAGTATGGTGATGTTATCGTTGTAGCAAATTCTGATAAGTGGTTGAATGATAAGAAAGGTTTTGTTTTTATGGATTTTGAACAAAGATCAGAAATTCTTAATTCTATCAAAGGTGTAATTTTGGTTAGTCACGTTGATGATTCAGATGGTACTGTATGCGAAGCTATAAAAAGGTTAAAGCCTGATTATTTTGCCAACGGTGGTGACAGGGGGAAACACAATACCCCAGAACAAAATGTTTGCGATGAATTAGGGATTCAAATGCTGTGGAGCATTGGTGGTGATGAGAAAGTAGCTGCTTCATCTGAATTGGTCAAAAATGTTGTTGATGTTTTAGGCACAAAACGGAGGCCAGCTGGCTAAATAATTTAAAAAGGTTGACAACATTCAAAAAAAGTTTTATATTATGTACAATAAACAAGATAATAATGTGATCAACCCCTTTGAATTTAAAACACTAAAGCTCGACGCTGCCTATCGTCCTATTGAAGTTATAAATGGCACAGATGCGCTTGTAATGTGTTTAATAGGAAAAGCACGTAGTATTGAAACTTATGATGCAGTTATTAGATCAACTAACAACATATTCAAAATACCATCTGTTATTGTTTTAGCGCGTGTTGTAAAATTTAGATTTAATGCTTTGCATTGCAATCGTAAAAGTGTTTTTAAAAGAGATGGTCACATTTGTCAATATTGCCACAAATCTTTTGGCGAAAAAGAACTAACTCTTGACCATGTTTTACCTAAATCACGTGGTGGTGATAAAAGTTGGACAAATCTTGTAGCATCATGTAAAAAATGTAATCAGAGAAAGGGAGATAAAACGCCTGATGAAGCAGGAATGAAATTATTGAAAATCCCTAAAAAACCTAAAAATAATATTGTTGATTCAATTTCTAATAATCAAAAAATCTGGAAAGATTATATATGGTGAAAAAATAAATCACAATAGTTATTATTGTGGAAACAATAACGGAACTTTTAGTTTTAGCAATGGTTATGTTCTTGGCAGCATTTTTTTGTTTACGTGTTATTTTGCTGCCCCCTGCGAAAAGTTTAATATAGAAAATGTAAATGAAATACAAAAAATCATACCATAAAAATGATAAAGTATTAGTAAAAAGTTATGCTGGTCCTGATGTTTGTGTTAAGTTATTGAAAAGATATATTGTAAATAAATCAAAATCTAAATTAGGAGTTGATGGCTGGGATGCTCAAATTTTTTTAATTAAAGATGTTGAAAAACTTCGCAAACATGGTGTACCATATAATAGAAATGAAAAACCAATAGTTTTTGTTGCTGATTGGCAAATCATTAAGAAATGTTAGTAATCAAACTATATATTCTAGAAACCCAAAGAGCTTATGGCTAAAAAAAATTACGTACTTGACACTAGTGTTTATTTGACAGACGCTGATTCAATATACAAATTTGACAATCACGATATTTTTATTCCACTAAAAGTATTAGAAGAAGTAGACGGTCACAAAAAAAGACAGGATTCGGTTGGATCTAATGCTAGAGTTTTTATCAGAACATTAGATGAATTACGATCTAAAGGTAATCTTGAAAAAGGTGTACGGATTGATAAGGGAAAAGGTGTTCTTAAAGTTGTTTCATATTCTTCATTAAACAATGTTATATTTCCACCTGACCTAGACATAAGACACCCGGATCACACAATTATTGCTACAGCTATGGCTGTACAATCCTCCAATGAAAATAGAAAAACTATCATGGTTTCACGTGACATAAATATGCGTGTAATTTGTGATTCTATTGGCATACAAGCAGAAGATTTTATTTCAGAAAGAGCAGTGATAAGCTCTGATGAATTATACGCAGGATTTGTTACGCAATTAGTCGATGAACAAATAATTGATAGATACTATGCTGGTGAAGAAATAACTATTTTAGAAGACGAAATTGATTGTAAATGGTCTCCAAATCAGTATATTATGTTAGTTTCTAATTCAAATGAAAAAAAATCAGCCTTAGCAAGATTTACCTCACACCATGAACCATTACATAATGTAATTCACAAAAATATACCTGATTGGAAAATTGATGCTAGAAATAAAGAGCAAGCATTTGCCATTGATTTACTTTTAAATCCAGAAATTAAAATAGTGTCTTTAATCGGCCGTGCTGGCTCTGGAAAGACTTTGATGGCTATAGCAGCGGGTCTACAGCAGACGATAGGGTTAAGAAGCGAGAACAACCATTATGACCGTTTAATAGTGTCTCGTCCTGTACAACCTTTGGGGAAAGATATTGGTTTTCTTCCGGGTACTATGGAAGAAAAAATGCTTCCATGGTTAATGCCTATTCAAGATAATCTTAAATTTTTAATGGGTGATAGGACATCTTTAGAAATGTATATGGAAAAGGGCAAAATCGAACTTGAAGCTTTAACATACATACGCGGCCGCTCAATTGCCAATGCTTTTATAATTATTGATGAGGCACAAAACTTAACAAAACATGAAATTAAGACTATAATTACTCGTATCGGAGAAGGAACCAAAATTGTTTTAACTGGTGATATTGAACAAATTGATAATGTTTATGTAAACGAAACATCAAATGGCTTAGCCCATGCGGTTGAAAATTTCAAAGATTATCATATTTCTGGTCACGTAACATTTAGAAAAGGCGAGCGCTCTGAATTGGCGACATTAGCGTCAAAAGTATTATAACTAAAAGGATTTAATAATGGAAAACAACAAAGTAATTACAGAAGAACAAATTCACACCAATCCAATGCTTTCAATGAGAGTTAATACAGATACAAAACTGAAAGAGTATTTAGTAGAATATGTCGGTACAAAATTGGAACAAGAAGAGGTCACCGTTAATATGATAGCTGAAGTTCTAGCCGCTGATTTTCCAGAGTTTGCTTTTGCTTATGCTGAAGAAAACTATTTAAGAGGATATCAACAAGGATTAGACGATGCTCAAGGATTGCATAAAACATTCCCAGAAACGACTGAATGAACAAGTAAATAACTTTTATACTTCTACTGGTATTCACGTGTATTTCAAAGATCATTTATATAATGATACTATTGATGTTGAAAAAATAATTTCTAAATTAGAGTCGTTAATACCAACACAATTATTAAGTGAAGTTGAAATGATTATTATAGGTCATTTTGATGAGTTTGAAGAAAGAGATATAAACGCTTTTTACAAAGATGGTGCAATACACGTATCAAACATTCAAAGCGATGAAAATGATTTATTGGATGACTTGATACACGAAACAGCTCATGCTGTTGAGGTTGCTTACGGGTATGAAATTTATGCTGATTCTAAAATAAAAAATGAATTTTTAGATAAAAGAATGCACTTATATAATTTGCTATGGAGTAACGAATTTAAAGCTCCAAAAAAATTATTTCAACAAACTGAATACGATTATGAGTTTGACCAATTTCTATATAAAGATGTTGGATATGCAAAATTATCAAGTATAGTTAACGGCCTTTTTATAAGTCCATATTCTCCAACATCACTCCGTGAATATTTTGCTACTGGGTTTACAGAGTTTTATATGCACCCTAACGATCATTCATATCTTAAGAAAATATCACCAGTGCTTTACTCTAAACTTGAAAGAGTTAATAACATTGAGTCGCTTGACAATCAATAATTTGTGTGTTACATTATATAAAAGAGAGAAAACATGTCACATATATCTTATTCTGAATTAAAAGATTGGAAGTTTTGTCCATTTTATCACAAATTGACTCGTGTAGACAAGATTGACGGCTTTACCGGTAATGAGTACACAGCTTTTGGTTCAGCAATTCACTCAGTGTGTGAGAAAAAACTTCTTAATGAAACAATTGAAGATGATTTTTTTGTTAAAGAATTAAAAAAGAATATTTCTGAACTTGATGAAGAGCACGAAATTAATAAAAAGTTAGTTTTGGACATGATTGGTCAGGGTAAGAGAATTATACCTGAGATTGAATCTGCTCTTGAAGATTATTTTGATGAATTCGAAGTTATGGCTGTAGAAATGCCACTCTTTGAACCTATTTCAAATACAGAAGATTATCATTTTAAGGGTTACATCGACGCTGTAGTATCTACTCCTGATGGAAAAATTCACATTTTTGATTGGAAAACATGTTCATGGGGCTGGAATGCCAAAAAACGTTCCGAACCCATGATAACGTACCAGCTTACTTTGTACAAACATTTCTTTTGCCAAAAAATGAATATTGACCCAAAAAACGTAGAAACTCACTTCGCACTACTTAAACGTACAGCTAAAAATAACAATGTGGAGTTTTTTAGGGTAACAAGTGGAAATATAAAAACTGAAAATGCGCTTAAACTTTTGAATACAGCATTGTATAATATTAAAAATAAACGATATATTAAGAATCGTTTGTCTTGTACCGGTGGCTACGGTTGCAAGTTTCATAATACAAAACATTGTCCTTGAGGTATAAATGACAAAAAAGAAAATTTTGGTCTTATCTGACCACCCGCTCTCACCCTCCGGTGTTGGCACACAAACAAAATACATGATTGAAGCACTTCTAAAAACTGGTAGGTATCAGTTTGTTTGCTTAGGAGGTGCTATTAAACACAACGATTATAATCCTATAAAAGTTCAGGGCTGGGACGAAGACTGGATAATTTATCCTGTTGATGGCTATGGAACTCATGAAATTATACGTTCTATTTTGCAAAAGGAACGACCAGATGCACTTTGGTTTATGACAGATCCTAGATTTTATGAGTGGCTTTGGGAAATTGAAAATGAAATTAGACCAAATGTTCCCATGATGTATTACCATGTTTGGGATAACTTTCCATATCCCCAGTTTAATGGTAGATTTTATAAATCAAATGACAAGGTTGTTTGCATTTCAAAAGTTACACATGAAATTTTACAAAATGTTGCACCAGAAGTTGAAAATTGCTACCTGCCTCATGCTGTACACTCAAATATTTTTAAGCCGGCTACAAATCAGAATGAGTTAGCAACAACAAAAGAAGTCAGAGATGCTATTTTACAAAAATCAGAAACTTACAACCCTAACAAAAAAATATTCTTTTGGAACAATAGAAATGCTAGAAGAAAACAAAGTGGTACGGTTCTTTGGTGGTTTAAGGAATGGCTTGATAAAGTCGGTCACGACAAAGCCGTGCTCTTGATGCATACAGATGCGCGTGACCCACATGGCCAAGACTTACCACACCTTATTCAACACTTAGGTATTGAAGATGGGCAGATTTTAATTTCAACTAATAAAGTCAGCCCTGAAGAATTAGCCAATCTTTATAGAGCTAGTGACTTTACAATTAATATTTCTGATGCTGAAGGGTTTGGTTTGGCAACTTTGGAATCTTTATCCTGTGGAACACCAATTATTGTAAATATGACAGGAGGTCTTCAAGAACAAGTAACAGACGGTAAAAACTGGTTTGGTTGGGGTATTCAACCATGTTCTAAGGCTGTAATTGGTTCTCTCCAAGTCCCTTATATTTACGAAGATAGAATTGATCAAAAAGATTTTGAAAATTGTTTAGACAAAGCTTTAAAATTAACAAAAAAACGTTACGACAATATGGCTAAGTTGGGTCGTCAACATGTTTTAGATAACTATAATTTTGAAAATTATGAGAAACAATGGGTACAAATTATGGATGATTTTATTGAAAAAAATGGCTCTTGGGAGAACAGAAAGAACTTTCAGCCATGGTGTCTTTTGGAGGTTGCATGAAAAAGAAAATTATTTTAAAAGGTCCTGTTCTTACGAGAAGTGGCTATGGTGAGCAGTCGCGATTTGCCTTGCGTGCTCTACGCAGTAGGGAGGATCTATATGATATTTACATTCAGCCACTTCAGTGGGGCAGGACATCTTGGCTTTCACAGCAAGATGAAGAGAGAGAATTTATTGATAATTGCATCAAAAAAACAATTGCATTTATACAACAAGGTGGTAAGTTTGATATGTCGTTACAAACTACAATTCCAAATGAGTTTGAAAATATGGCAAATGTTAATATCGGCTATACAGCTGGTATTGAAACCACAGTGGTTGCTCCACAATGGTTACAAAAAATTAACGAAGTGACTGATTCTGTGATTGTCGTTTCTAGTTTTTCAACAACAGCATTCAAAAATACTGTTTACAATGGCGAGATTAATGGTACGCCGGCAACATTAGGTCTGGAAAAGCCGATTGATTTTGTAAATTATCCAGTAAAAGATTATGACCATGTAGAGCCTTTGGATATTGATTTGGAGTATGATACAAACTTTGTTGCTGTTGCACAATGGGGCCCGCGTAAGAATATGGATGCCACTGTAAATTGGTTTATAGAAGAATTTCATGATGAAGAAGTCGGTCTTGTTGTCAAAACTAATATGGCTAAAAATTGTGTTATGGATCGTATAGGTATGTTTGAAAAAATGAAAGAAAATGTATTACAAAAATATCCTAATAAAAAGTGTAAATTATATTTGTTACATGGAGATATGACTGAAGCTGAAATGCATTCGTTATATAAGCATCCAAAAATTAAAGCTTGTATTTCATTTGCACACGGTGAGGGTTTCGGGCTTCCTTTGTTTGAGGCAGCGTATAGCGGTCTACCAGTAGTGGCTACAGGGTGGTCTGGCCAGCTTGACTTTTTGTGTGATGAGGATGGCAATGATCATTTTTATAATGTTGCCTTTGATATAGGCACCGTACCAGAACATGTATTGTGGGAAGGCGTAATTACTAAAGATGCAATGTGGTCTTTCCCACGTGAACAGTCTGCAAAGGAGCAGATGAGATTATGTTATAATGATGTCACTTCTGATAATTATTCAAAATCTTTAGAATATAGCAATCAATTAAAGCAAAGATTTAGCAAAGAAAAAATGTATGAAAAATTTATTCAGTTGATTGAAAAACATGCTCCAGCTGAGACGGTTTTAAATGATATGGACGAAATTGAGAAGTTATTTTCAGAGGCCTTGTAAAAATGGTTGTATTTGTTTCTGATCTTTTTGTAAAAGATTATGTTGGTGGTGGTGAACTCTCAACACAAGCGTTAATTGAGACGTGTCTAGTCCCAGTCGCTCAGGTTAATTCTCAGCATTTAACAGTAGAAATAATGAAGGCCAACAAAAATGCACATTGGGTGTTTGGAAACTTTACTCAGGTTTCTCTTGACTGTTTAGTTTATGCTATAAAAAATCTTTCATATACAGTTATTGAATATGATTATAAATTTTGTGTTTATCGTTCTCCTGAAAAACATATACTTGAAGACGGCGCATGCAATTGTGAAAAAGGTCAGCTTGCAAAAGCTGTAACTATGTTTATGCTACATTCAAAATCAGTGATGTGGATGAGCGAGAATCAAAAACAAAGGTACATGGACAAATTTCCATTTTTAGAAAAAGCTAATAATGTTGTTTTGAGTTCTCTTTTTACTCATCAGACGCTAAATTACATAGATTCGTTAAAGAATACACCAAAAAACAACAAATATTTAATCATTGACTCAATGTCATGGATTAAAGGAACTACAGATTGCATTAATTATGCTAAACAAAACAATCTAGAATTTGAATTGATTAAAAATTTAGAATATAAAAAAGTTTTGGATAAATTGGCAGCTGCAAAGGGTATTATATTTATGCCGAAAGGTGGTGATACATGTCCAAGGTTCACCATTGAAGCAAAAATTTTAGGTTGTGATTTAATTTTAAATGATAACGTTCAGCATAAAGATGAAGATTGGTTTCAGACACGTGATAAGTGCTTAGAATACATGTATGACAGACCTGATGTGTTTTGGTCAATAACAGAAAATTTATGGAACCTTGAAACACCTAAAACTGCTGTTCAGAATGATTCTCAAACTTTTAGAATTATTACGCCTTTTTACAATACAGAAGGATTTATTGGCAGAACAACTTACAGCCTACAAAGACAAAACAATAAAAATTTTATGTGTTATATGATTGATGATTGTTCCACTGATACCAGTGCTACTGTAGCATCATTATCTACTGCCGGTGATAAAAGGTTTAAATTAATTCAAAATCTAGATAAAAAATATGCGTTGCAGAATATTGCTGAAACTATAGAATCTATTGAAGATATTGATGATGAAGATGTAATTATTTTGCTTGATGGAGACGATTGGCTGCCGTCAGACAGTACACTTAGTCATCTTGAAAAGGTTTACAACTCAACCAATTGTTTAATGACATATGGAAGCTATGTTTACTCTCCGAATGGTGAAAAGGGTGTTGAACCATCTGCTTATCCTGATGAAGTAATTAAAAACAATTCGTTTAGAACTGATAAATGGAGAGCTTCCCATCTTAGAACTTTTAAATATAAATTATGGAAGCACCTTAATCATGATGATTTAAAAAACAACGATAAATACTACAAAGTTGCATACGACCAAGCTATAATGTTACCACTGCTAGAAATGGCAGCGGAAAGGGCAGTCTACATACCTGAGATTATGCATGTTTATAACAGAACTAATCCTTTGAATGTTGATAAAACTAAGCAACAAGAACAGTTTGAAACAGCTCAAGAAGTAAGAGCTAAAAAACCATATCAGAGATTAGATTGAAACTAGTTTTAGAAAATGTTAATTTAAATTCGAATTCTGGACCAAATTCATTTGGACAGAAGCTGTTTAAGTATATGCCATCTTTAGGGGTTTCGTTTAATAATAACCCCGAGCCAGATGCCTACCTTTGTTTTATAGAGTCTGGTAGGCCCACATACAATGCCCCCCTATATCAACGGCTCGATGGCATATACTTTAACAGCGAATTTGATTACAAAACTCAAAACTCAAATATTAAAAGAACATATGAATTGGCAAAAGGCGTAATATTTCAGTCTCAATTTAATAAAGAATTAACTTTTAATTATTTTGGACCTCATAATAATTATACCATTATTCACAATGGAGCAGATTTAAATTTAATAAATTCTATTCAAAACGTAATCATTAGCAAGTATGAGAATGTTTGGTCATGTGCTTCCTCATGGCGACCTCACAAAAGATTAAGTGAAAATATCAGGTATTTTTTAGAGCATTCTGGGAAAAACGATGGCTTAATAATTGCCGGCGATGTTCAAGACAAAATTCAACATGAACGAATTCATTATGTTGGTAATTTAGGTATTGATAAACTTTTTTCTCTGTACAAAGCTTCTAAATATTTTATTCACTTAGCTTGGCTAGATCATTGCCCAAACGTTGTGGTTGATGCAATGGCTTGCGGTTGTGAAATTATTTGCTCTAGCGCTGGAGGAACCAAGGAGATTGCCGGCAGTAATGCCACTATTGTTCAAGAAGATGATTGGGATTTTAGTCCAATTAAACTTTATGAACCACCACCTCTTAATTTTGCTAATAAAACAAGAAACAAGTGGCATGTTAATGATGATTATGATATGGATTCAGTATCAAAAAAATATTACAATTTTATAAAGGATGACTTAGATGGATGAAATTAAGCTATTAGATTTGACACGACAATATGGAATTATAAAAGAAGAAGTAATACCTGTTGTTCTTGAGATATTAGAGTCTCAAAGATTTGTTAATGGCCCAGTAGTCGAGAGATTTGAAGAAAAATTTGCTGACTTCTGCGGAACTAAATTTGCTGTTGGATGCAGCTCTGGTACAGATGCACTAATTATGTCCTTAATCGCTTTAAACATCGGCTGTGGGGATGAAGTAATTACTACCCCTTTTACGTTTTTTGCAACTGCTGAAGCTGTAATTAGAATGGGTGGGACACCTGTATTTGTTGATATTGATGAAAGAACTTACAATATTGATACAAGTAAAATTGAAGCAGCGATTACAGAAAAAACAAAAGCCATAATCCCAGTGCATCTTTTTGGGCAATGCTCCAACATGGATGAAATTAATCGTATTGCAAAAAAATATAATCTTAAAGTTATTGAGGATGCTGCACAAGCAGTGGCTGCTGAATGGGGTGGTCAACGCGCCGGTTCAATGGGAGATTTAGGGTGCTTTAGCTTTTTCCCAGCAAAAAATTTAGGCGCTTATGGTGATGGCGGAATGGTGACTACTAATGATGAAGAGCTTTATCAAAAGATGCTAAGAACTAGACAACATGGTATTGATATGAAAAATCCGTATCATTACGATCATATCGGTGGTAATTTTAGGCTTGATGCCATTCAGGCTGGTATTTTAAGTATTAAATTAAGATACATTGAATGGTGGACTAGACAAAGAAACGAAAATGCGCAGGTTTACAACTCTAGACTGAGAAAAAACCTTTCAGGATTATATGATGCGCCAACCCCACCCTATACAGATTCGAAAGCTTATCATGTTTTTAATCAATATGTGATTCGTAGCAATAAAAGAGATAATTTGAAAAGAAAATTACAAATGAATAAAATTGGTTGTAATGTATATTATCCCTACCCTATACATACACAAGGCTGTGTTGCCGCTTTGGGTTATAAAGAAGGTGATTTTCCAAATACAGAGAAGGCATGCAAGGAAGTCCTAGCACTTCCAATCTACCCAGAATTAACAGATGAAGAAATCAATAGGGTTATTGATGTATTGGAGGGCAAATGAATTGTGCTCTAATTGGTATGGGTTCAATGGGTCGAAATCACTACAATACTATTTTAAAAAATGAGTCATTAAATTTTGTCGGCGTTGTTGAACCAAATAATGATTTATCACAGGATATAAAAATTAACCACTATCGTGATGTTGATTCTTTACTTGAAAATGAACAAATTGATTTTGCTATTATTGCTACACCAACTTCAACTCATCTAGAGATCGCAAAAAAGCTTTTATGTAAAGGTATTGATCTATTAGTAGAAAAACCGATTGCTAAAAATAGTAAAGAAGCAAAAGAAATGGTAAAAATTGCACATAAAAATAATTGCAAACTCATAGTTGGACACATTGAAAGATTTAATCCAGCTATACAAGCTGTGCTGCCAAGGCTATCCGGTGAAACAATTGTACATTTTGAGGCTTCACGTTTCAGTGGTTATCCTAACAGAATTACAGATGTTGGTGTCAAACTTGATCTTAGTATACATGACGTAGATTTGATGTCTTTATTAAGCCCTAGTAACATAAAAGAATGCTACTGCCTTGATAGTGTTAATATTGATAAAAATGATGATGATGCTGTTTTTATAATCAAATTTTACAATGGAGCATTGGCAACAATTAGAACATCATGGCTTTTTCCTTATCGTGAAAGAAAAATAAAACTTTTAGCTAAAGATAAATATTACGTTGTTGATTTGCTTAATAAACAAGCGACAGTATATACTGAAAATGAAATAGGTAGTTTTGTAGTTGAAAGTATTATGATTGATAAGACCGATGCCTTGTCAGATCAATTATCAGCGTTTGTAAAATATTTAAAAACCGGTAACAAAGGCTCATTATGTGATGGTGAGACGGCCGGATTAGCTTTAAGTTATGTAGAAGGAGAAAATAATGAAAGCGTGCATTAATGTAATTTCTTCAAGAGCGGTTTGTTTAAAACCGTGTCTTGAATCAGTGTGGGAAAAATATAACCATAAACACAATTACCCAGTATATGTGTATTATTTTGATGATATATATGATTCAGAAGAATTACAAAAAGAAATTGTTGGTGATACAGGACAGAATGTCATTTTTAGGTCAATACCTTATGAGACACCAAAGCATATAGATGAAAAAGAAATGTTTTATAATAGGAAAGATGTGTGGTATGCAGCAACACAATTTCCAATAAGCCGAAAAGGTTATTTGCATATGTGTCATTTTATGTGTAATTTTCATGGATACCCAAACACAGATTATCACCTCTATGATTATTCATTACATATTGATGATGAATCACAGTTTACAGAAGATGTTCCATATGATTTTTTTGAAAGAATGGAGCAAATGCCAGAAGTTGATATGGCCGCTATGAAGGTATACGATCAAAATATTAAAAAGCCACACCAAGGCAACTTTGACACAAGAATTAATCTTTGGAATTTTATTAAGGTATATCTTAAGCATTATGATATTACACCTAAATCAAAATTTATGCAAGATTTAATGAATGATCCAAACGCAGATGAAAACTTTCATTTTTACCCCTGCGCAGATTCTTACATTATAAGACTAAACATGTTTGAGTCTCCAGAATGGAAGCAATGGATTAACGCTGTAAACAAGTATGGCGGTATTTACAAATATCGCTGGGGTGATAATGATGTTAACAGTTTGTTTTATCTTATTCATTATGCTGATGATATATATGATTTTAAAACTGTTGACGAAGGATACCACGCTCAAGGAGCACTTCGCCATTTGCAAGATTATGCCCCGGGCGTAAAAGATAATTCTAGATGAAAATACTTTACATAGATTTTGGTAATGTAGTATCTGATAATCACACTTATCAGTATTATGGAGATCTATTTAGAGAATTAAAATTGTTGTCACAAATTTATTTATTGCAAGGAGTTCCGACTAATATAAACGATATATTATCACAAATACAAGGTGGGGTAGATTGTGTTATTTTTGGTCTTGGGTATTTTGCGCAAAGCGACCAGCAGTTTTTCAACAAGATTGAAGGACTAGACACACTAGATATTCCTGTAGTTTGTATGATACACAAGCCACAGACAATGCTAGATAAAAAGCTTGAGTTTTGTAAAATTAATAATGTTAATTTGATTGTAGATTCTCAATGTACCTACAAAGACTATGAGGCAAAAACTGGCATTAAATCAATTAGGGTGCCTTTTACAGCGACCCCCAAGGTCTTCTATCCCCGTGAGGTAGAAAAGAAGTTTGACGTTGGTTTTAGTGGTGCTTTACATGGTAAAGAGAACGATGGTAGACAAAAGATTTTTGGACCCACCGCTAATCTGCGTGAAAGAGTCTATGATAAGTTAGTAGCAAGAGAGCGGAACACTTTTTGGAATTCTAGTAACACAATGGAGTACAGGATACATTCAGTTGAGGAATACGCTACCAAGATTAATGAGTGTAAAATGTGGCTTGGCACAACAGGCCCAGTGCTGGATGTTAGTCCTCGATACTTTGAGGTTATGCTTTCAAAAACTTTATTGCTTTGTAACAATATGCCTGAGCAGTACGAAGATTACTTTACAGATGGCGTGAATTGTGTTATCTTTAATAATGATTTAAGTGATTTTGATAAAAAGCTTGATTATTACTTAAGTAATGAAAGTGAAATGAGTCGAATCATTGAAACAGCATATGACACAGCTATCAATAACTATACATGGCATCATATGGCTAAGAAGCTTATAGAACAAATTAAGGAGTTGTAATGTCGTTTGAAATAATTGCTGATTTCGAGAAAGAAATTGCTAAGTTTTTTGGAGCACCATACGCTGTTGCGGTTGATTGCTGCACTCATGGTCTTGAACTTTGTTTACGTATGCGTGGGGAACAAAAGATTACCGTGCCGAAGCACACATACCTTTCTGTGCCTATGTTGGCTGAAAAACTAGATTTAGAAATTGAATGGACTGATGATAAGTGGCAAAATTATTATTATATGACTGACAGAATTGTGGACGCTGCTGTACATTGGGAACCAAACAGCTACATACCCGGTACTTATATGTGTGTTAGTTTTCAGTTTAGAAAACATCTAAGTCTTGGTCGCGGTGGTATTATTTTATTTGACAATAAGAGTGATTATGATATCCTTAAGAGAATGTCTTATGATGGCAGAAGTCCAGATGTTTCTTGGTCTGTGCAAAATATACAGACTGTTGGATATCACTACTATATGACACCAGAGACTGCAGAATTAGGATTGCAAAAATTACCTGCTGCTATTGAAACGCCACCTAAGAAGTGGGTTTACACTGACTGGGTTGATTTAACTACATTGGATGTTTTTAAGCAGGGTAGATTTGTAAGAAAATGAAAGAGCGTGTCTTATTTATTGGCTTTGCAGACTGCGAATATTGTATTTTAGCTAATCAATTCTTAGAACTTTCAGGTTTTGATGTTGATTGGCTAAAGGCCTCTAAAAATAGAAAAGATAAATTACCAGAAAAATACAGAGACTGGCAGGGGGATTATATTTTTCATATGAAATCATATTATATATTGCCTAAAGTTTTATTAGATAGAGCTTCTAAGGCAGCGATTAATTTTCATCCCGGGTCACCTAAATACCCCGGATCTGGATGTGTTAATTGGGCTCTTTATAATAACGAAGCAAGAACTGGTATCACTGTACACCACTTAAATGAACACATTGATAACGGTGAGATTATTAAGGTTTTTTGGATACCTATTGCTAAAAATGATTCCATTGAGAGCTTACTACCAAGAGTTCATATGCACCAGCTTATAGCCATTTGTCAGATAGCTGATAGTTTGGCAACTGGTGGCCTTGATGTACTTGAAAATTATAAAAAACAAATTATAAATGGCAATATTAAATGGTCTACAAAGGTTGGCCGAATTAGAGATATTGATAATTTACAAATAGTAGATGAAAATACATCACAAGAAGAATTACAAAAAATTATAAGAGCAACAGCCATTGGTAAATTTGGACCTAGGCTTAAGTTGCATGGACATGAATTTAGATATTATAAGGAGTAAAAATGAGTGTACTTGTTTTAGGTTCTACTGGTTTTATCGGTAAGAGCCTCATGAAAAGATTAGAGAAAGAGCCAGTAAAGGTTACTGGGGTATCCCGCTCTACAGGTGTTGACTTGCTTGATTACAAACAGGTTAGCGATTGTATTGCATCAGTTAGGCCTGATGTTATTTACAATGTTGCCTCTCATGGTGGTAGTTTACATTATGTCAAAAAGTATGCAGCATCAGTTTATTCTGATAATTTACAAATGGGTTTGAATTTATATCGTGCTCTTGTTGAACATGATTCAGCAGCTAAGATTGTTCAACCATTTTCAAACTGTTCTTATCCCGGTAATAGCTCAGTGCAGAACGAAGAAAATTGGTTAAATGGTGGTGTGCATCCTTCTATTTTTTCGTTTGGCAACTCAAAGAGAGCTTTGTATTATTTGGCCGGTTGCTATAAACAGGAACACGAAATCAGCACTGTAAACTTACTCTTGCCAAATACGTATGGGCCCGGTGACTCTACAGACCCAAATAAAACTCATGCACTGAATGGTATGATCATTCGCATGCTTCAGGCTAAAAAAGCCGGTGACAGCGAGTTTGTTGTTTGGGGCACTGGTTCCCCCGTGAGAGAATGGTGCTATGTGGACGATTTTGTGGATGCTATGGTACAAGCCACTAGTTTTGAAGATATGGAATACCCAGTTAATATTGGTCAAGAAAAAGGATATTCTATAGCTGAGTCAGCACATTTAATTAAAAAAGCTTGTGGTTTTGAAGGTAAAATTGTTTTTGACACTAAATACCCCGATGGTGATCCTGTAAAGATTTTAGGCAAGAGTAAATTAAATGATATACTGCCAAATTTTGAGTTTTTTGATCACGAAAAAGGCATTTTGAACACTGTTAAATACTATGAAAATAAATTATAATAGAATAGGCATAAAAGCAATTGATAGGGGTGGAAGTAATTTACTTCTTGCACTCTTTCATTATCACGACGAGTTCTTTTCATTATCAGAAAAAGTTACTTTTGATACTACTAAGCCTGAAGACTATCCTTTGTTTGCTGATCCTATGTGGGAGAAGGCCATGATTCCGGCCTCCCACCGCGGCACCAAGCCAGTTGAAAAAGATGATGTAAAACTTGTTGAGTGGCTACATTTGCAAAATAGTTCTATTTTTCACGTAGCGGATAATCACAAAAAAATTGACAAAGTTAATAATATTGTACAAAAAATGCCAAGAGAAACAGTTAATCCAAATATTGATAATTATGCGTCATTTGTATATGATTATTATGATTATGAATATGACAAAATTTTGTGTATATTAAGAAATCCTTTTAGAGTAACTATATCTTCGTATTTAAAGTGGTTTGTAGAGCCTGCCGCCACTGAAGGTATTCTATGTAGAAGATGTAGGGATGACATTGCGTCGGAAATACAGAACGATCTTTTGATAAGTGTAGTTAACTGGACAAGCGATAGAATATCAGAGATTAAAAATGCACAGATTGATAGTTTTATAGGTTTAGAATATTTTATTAGCAATTTTGAAGCTGAACTGCCAAAATTAATTAATTGGGCTGATAACAGCGCAGTGCCTGTAAATTCACGAAATATAGGTAGCTTATATTTCCAAAATAGTCATCAAGTTGGCCGGACCTTTGCCGGAAATTTTGACCCTTCTGAAGAAATTAGAATTGAGAGAATTAATAATTGTCATACTGAAGAATTATTTTCGTTATTATCTGACGAAACAATCCAGTATTGCAAACAAAAACTTGGTGATGAATTATTTAATTATTGGCGCCACGAATCATCTCACAATTATGAAGTTGATTTAAATTTAGCTTGACAAAACAATTATTTGAGATTATAATACGTAATAGGAGTATGTAAAAATTATGAAAAAGGTGTTTATTACTGGAGGTGCTGGATACATTGGGTGTACTTTGGTGCCTATGTTGCTTGAAAATGGATATGAGGTAACTGTCTACGATAGTTTGATGTATGGAGGTCATGGCTTGATACACAATTTCTCACATAAGAATTTTACATTTATTAAAGGTGATATTCTAAACAAAGAGTTTTTACATCAATCCATGAAGGGTCATGATGTTGTTGTACACCTTGCTGCTATAGTTGGATATACAGCCTGCAGAATTGATGAACAAAATTCTTATAGAGTAAATCATCAAGGTACTATGAATGTTGTTGATGGCCTAGATGGTGAACAATTATTATTGTATGGTTCCACAGGCTCTAACTATGGAACTGTAGATGGTATATGTACTGAAGAAACGCCACTCAATCCTCTTAGTATTTATGGACGTAGCAAAACTCTTGGCGAACAAGAAGTGATGAAGTATCCCAAGGGCATCGCATTTAGATTTGCGACTGCTTTTGGTGTTAGCCCGCGCTTACGGTTGGATCTCTTGGTAAATGATTTGTCTTATTCGGCATATAACCAAAAATATATTGCGGTTTATGAATCACACTTTATGAGAACCTTCATTCATGTTAAGGATATTGCTAAAGTTTTCAAGTTTGCTATTGAACACCCTGAAGAAATGTCTGGAGAAGTATACAACGTTGGTTCGAATTCAATGAATCATTCAAAGGGCGATGTATGCAAGTTAATTCAAGAAAAGACTGATTGCTATGTGCATTATGCTGACTTCGATGGAGATGCTGATAAGCGCGACTACGTTGTCTCCTACGACAAGATTAATGGTTTAGGCTATGACACCACTATTAGTGTTGATGAAGGCATTGACGAGCTTCTGAGAGTGTTTCCTATCGTACAAATGGATAATAAGAAGTATAAGAATGGCTAATGTATTATTAATTGGCGGCTGTGGCTATATCGGCAGCAGACTGTATCAAGTTTTAAATGAAAATCATGCCGTAGATTCAGTTGACACTGAGTGGTACGGCAACTTTACTAGCAGATTTAACATTGTAAAAGACTTTGGGGAACTGACCAAAGAAGAAGTTGAGTATTATGACGTTGTTATTCTTTTAGCTGGTCATTCAAGTGTCAAAATGTGTGTTGACAATATGGTCCCTACACTAAAGAACAATGTCCTCAATTTTGCTAAATTAATAGAATTATTGAGTCCTGAACAAACGTTTATATATGCCAGCTCGTCGTCTGTTTATGGTGACACTAAAAGCTATATTGTAAATGAAACATATAATAGATTTGAACCAAATAATTATTACGACTTATCAAAGCACGAAATAGACTCTTATGCTGTGTTGTCTGATAAGAAATACTTTGGTTTAAGGTTTGGCACTGTAAACGGTGCGTCACCTAATCTTAGAAATGACATCATGATTAATGCAATGACATACAACGCACTACAGAATGGTAAAGTATTTTGCTTTAATCCAGAAGTGCATCGACCAATATTGGGTATCGAAGATTTATGCAGGGCTGTGGCTACTATTGTCGAAAAAGGTTCTCATGACAATAAAGGTCTCTACAACCTCGCGTCTTTCAATTCTACAGCTAGACAGATTTCTGAAGCTGTAGCTGAGTGTACAGGCGCCGAATTAGAAATAGTTGAAGAATTGCCTGAAACAATTACAAATGTTAAGCTGCAAACAAAGGCTTATAATTTCTTAATTGATTCAACAAAGTTTGAAGAGGTGTTTGACTTTGATTTTAAAGAAACGCCCACTACAATTGTTAAATCAATTGTTGAACAATTTGATAATATTAACAAAGGAAACAGATCAAATGCAAAATTATACTGAAATTACAGAGTGTAGAGTATGTGGAAATGAACATCTAGTAGAAGTTTTAGATTTGAATAATCAACCTTTAGCTAATAGTTACCACAAGGGAGATGAGGAACAGGAAGAATTTCCTTTAAAAATTAATGTTTGCTCAAAATGTTTTCATGTTCAACTCAGTGTTGTTGTCGATCCTGATCTTATGTTCAAAGATTACATTTATGTAAGCGGTACTAGTAATACGTTACATAAATATTTTAAAGAATTTGCTAGTCTTTGTGAACATTATAGTCGTGGCAACCAAAAAGTTTTAGATATTGCTTGTAATGATGGAACACAACTTGATAAATTTAGAAAATTAGGCTGGAAAACATATGGCGTAGACCCTGCGGAAAATCTTTACCCAATCAGTAGCAAAAAACACAAAATTATTTGTGATTACTGGAGTGAAGAAGTAGCTTCAAACATGAACGAAACATTTGATACCATCATTGCTCAAAATGTTTTTGCTCACACGCACGATATCCACACATTTCTGAAAGCTTGTGCCACGGTAGCGCACGAAAACACTAATGTATTTATACAAACATCGCAAGCAGAAATGATTGTTAACAACGAATTTGACACAATTTATCATGAGCATTTATCATTTTTTAATACAAAATCTATGAAAATTTGTGCTAACTTAAATGGTTTTTCGCTTGTTAATGTACTAAAAGCTGATATTCATGGTGGTAGTTATGTGTTTATCCTCAGAAAAGGAGACCATGATGAATTTAAGGCCTATAAAGAAATGGGCAAAGAAAATCTTGCTGGCCTTTATAACCTTGAAACTTATGTGGAATATGCTAAGAAGTGTAAAAAGGTCACAGAAGACTTTAAGAAAGAACTGGCCAACTTCAAAGACCAGAATTACAAAGTCGTTGGCTACGGTGCAGCTGCAAAGGGCAACACGTTTTTAAATTTTGCTCAAGCTGATTTAGATTATATTGTTGATGATAATGATTTAAAATGGAATTTACTGACACCCGGCAGAAACATACCCATTAAAGATTCGGAAGCTTTAGCAGAAGAAGATCCACAGAAACTTGTGGTTGTGCCGTTAGCTTGGAATTTTTTTGATGAAATTAGCAAAAGAGCAAATAAAATTACTAATTCAGAACTGTCATTCATAAAATATTTCCCAGAGGTGAGAGTTGTATGAGAGTCGCGGTTGTGATTACTGGTCAGCTAAGAGATTACAAAATTAATTGTGTCAATCATCTAGAGCACATTATAAAGCCTAACAATGCTGATGTATTCGTGTATGCATGTAGTAAAAACACTTTACATACTACGGGCGCTAACATAACTCAAAATTATAAAATTACTACTTCTGACTCTGTTCAACAGATTGAGGTTGATGTGAGTGATATTTATGGTGATTATCTAAAAGGTCTTGTGATTGATGAAAATGAGGCACTTGATGAAACAAATTTTGGAACTCTAGGTTATTTTAAAAAACGAATGAATAACCAAATGCAAAATATTAGAAATGGTTTTTTGATGGCTCAAAAGTATGCCAAAGAAAATGAGTTTGAATATGATGTAATAGTCCGCTGTCGACCAGATAACTCTATGTTTCTGAGATTGGTCGATCTTTCTCAGTTTAATGTTCAGCCAAATCAGGTTTATACTACAATATATCCAAGCGGACATAAAGATCCATGGTTCTTTTCCTTCTCGGAGCCTAAAACATTCGATAGGTACTGTTCGTTTGTATATCAAAAGGATGCTGATGAATCACGCACTGATAACAATTTTGAATGCCCAGAGATTGCTCTTGAGAGACATTTACATGGTATTGGTATCCAGCCTCTTTTTGTTCAAAGTATATGCCTTCCCTTCTATCAGTATGATAAAACACAACCCGTCACCGACTTTCCATTCAGGCAAGCAAATGAAAAATTGATTGATGCTGATGGTAATCTTGTGGAGCAGAGATAATGGTTTATGTCAAACTAACAAATGGTTTTGGCAATAATTTATTTCAATATAACGCTGCCCGCTTGCTTGCTACGTTTCATGGTCAAGAAGTCATAGCTATACCGCCCTCGTCTGATTATTATGGTGTTGAAGAATTTAAAAAAATTGGTATCAATTTAGAAAGTGTTGAGTTGCTAAATTGTCAGTTTGTTAATGACGCAAATTACACCCACTATTTTAATGAAAGATACAAAGATTCAAATCTGCTAGTTTCTGGATACTTTGAAAATTATAAATATTTCAAAAACAATATCGATTTAATTAAATCATGGTTCCCGAAAGTCACCGAACGTAATAGCAGCGATTTAATTTTGCATCTCCGCGCCGGCGACAGATTATTTTATGCCAATGAATTTCATAGTAAGCCACAAGCTTCAAATTTTATAAATGCTATAAATCAATTCGAATTTAATAATTTATATATCGTTACTGATATGCCCGAATGGAAAAAAATTACTGTTCAAGATTTAGAGCACATGAAATTTCATGTAAATGTTCCACCAGAGGTTAGAGTTAGCCCTCAACAATCTGTTGATTATTTCAATTCTATAGTTGACGGTCTTGCACAATATCAGCCAATTCACAGTAAAAATACAGTCGCACAAGATTTTAGCCTTATTAGGAGTTTCAATAACATATTATTTCAACATGGTACCTTGGCTTGGTGGGCTGCAGTTCTTAGTGAAGCTAACAAAGTTGGTGTTTATGGCCCATGGAGACCATGGAAAGGTACATCAAACAAAAATTTGAGCGATATTAATTTAAAAGGATGGTTTAAATGGACTTAAAAGAATATTATCAACATTATTTAACTTTGCATCAGAATAAAACGAACAGAGCCCTACACTTCTTAGGGCAATGTGTTACAATAGTATATGTAACAACTGCTATTTTTCATCAAGCGTGGCTTTTATTGCTCGCTGCTCCGTTCATAGTTTATCCTTTTGCTTGGTCTGGTCACTATTTTTTTGAAAAAAATGAACCTGCTGCTTTTTCTGCACCAATAAAAGCTAAAATTTCTGATTGGATGATGTTTCGCGATATTATTTTAGGTAAACTTAAGATATGGTAATGAAAAAAATATTAGTCACTGGTGGCACCGGAATGGTTGGAAAATCTTTTCAACAGTTAAGTAATAAATATGATTTTACTCTTTTAGGTTCTAACGATTATGATCTTAGGGACTCATCTCAAACCGACGCTATGGTTAAGGATACAGAACCAGATGCGATTATTAACCTTGCTGCAAGAGTTGGTGGTGTTCATAGTAATTCCAAGTATATCGCAGATTTTTTTAAAGATAACATTTTAATGAATACTAATCTGCTAGATTCTGCTAGAAAGTATAATACCAAAAAAGTTGTCTCACTATTGTCAACGTGTGTATATCCAGATGATGCTAAATACCCTCTCACACCTGAACAATTTAATGATGGCCCACCTCATGACAGTAATTTTGGATATGCATACGCTAAAAGAATGGTAGATGTTTATTCTAGAGCCCTCAGACAACAATATGGTTGTAATTTTATTTGCGCAGTTCCTAATAATCTTTACGGCTTACATGACAATTTTCACCTTGAAGATGGGCATGTGATTCCTGCAATTATTAGAAAAGTACATGGTGCTAAAATTACTGGTGATATTCCTGTTTTCTGGGGAAGCGGTGAAAATTTAAGAGAGTTTACGTTTGCATCTGATATTTCAAAAATTTTATTGTTTTTAATGGAAAATTATAGCGGAGATTTGCCAGTTAATATCGGCACCACAGAAGAGAGAACCATTAAATCAGTTGTGGATTTAATTTGTAAGTTTATGAATTATAATGGTGCTGTAACTTGGGACACTAACCGACCAAGCGGCCAATACCGCAAGCCAAGTTGTAATAAAAAATTATTGGAACTTGGATGGAATAAAAATGATTATACTGATTTTGAAAAAGGATTAAAAATGACTTGTGAGTGGTACACACAAAATTTTCCAAATGTTAGGGGTGTTACATGAAACAAAAAAGAGCATTAATTACCGGAATTACAGGGCAAGATGGTTCTTATCTGGCTGATCTGTTGTTTAGTAAAGGATATCACGTGATTGGTGTTAAGCGAAGAACTTCGATTTTAGCCACTGATCGTATTGATCATTTGTTCAGTGATGTCGACAAAGTGGTAGATTTTTCACTGGTTTATGGTAATATGAATGATTCAGGTAATATACACAGATTACTTCTAGAATATAAGCCCGATGAAATATATAATTTAGCTGCTCAATCACATGTACGTGTATCTTTTGAGACACCGGAAGAAACTGCCGAAGCTGTCGGTATGGGTACTTTGAGATTACTTGAGGCGATCCGAAATGTCAACCCTCAGATTAAATTATATCAAGCATCATCTTCAGAAATGTTTGGTGATAATCCTGATGTGCCTTTTACTGAAGAATCGATATTGATGCCTGCATCACCTTACGCATGCTCTAAAGTATTTGCTCACAATTTAGTTAGGAATTATCGAGAAAGTTATGGGCTTCACGCCTCTTGCGGTATTTTATTTAATCACGAGTCTCCACGACGTGGCGAAACGTTTGTAACTAGAAAAATTACAATGGCCGCGGCAAAGATTAAGATGGGCTTACAAGATAAAATTCATCTTGGTAATTTAAGTGCTAAGAGAGATTGGGGCTTTGCAGGTGATTATGTCGAAGCTATGTGGCTTATGTTACAGCAAGAAAATCCTGACGATTATGTAATTGCTACCGGAGAAACACACACTGTTGAAGAGTTTCTTCACGAAGTTTTTGATTATGCTGGCCTTAGTGTAGAAAAGCATCTTGAAACTGATAAAAGATTATTTAGGCCTCATGAGGTACCTCTATTATTAGGTGACGCGACCAAGGCCAAGAAGGTACTTGATTGGGAGCCTAAAGTTAAATTTAAAGAATTAGCTCAAATGATGTATGATGAAGACTTAAGGAGACTTTTTAATGTCAGCAAAAGTGGGTGATTTAGTGAAATGGTATGAATTATATGCTGATGCTATTGTAAAAGATGTTGGTAGTGGTTTGATCATGGCTAAAAGAGATGTAAATTATCATGATGGCATGTATAGAAATATAATCTACGATGTTTGGCGTTTTAAGTGTGCTGACCTTAAAGCCTTTGTCGAACATAATATTGAACCATTGGAGAT